TCTGAGATGACTGAGCCATGGGGTTTCAATAATTAGTTTTTGTAAGAAGATTGACATGTTATCTGCACGTTCTTTAGACGCAGAGATAATCATAATTTTACGTTCTGGATCATTGAAGAGAGTCCAAAGTACAAAGGCACCAGTAATCCAAGATTTACCTACACCCCTGAATGCCTGTATCTGTAATCTCTTAGGTCCATATTGAAGATAGTCTGCTATGGAATACTGAGCTCTTGTTGGTGAAGGCAGACCAAGCTGATCCCACAAAGCTTGCAGGAAGAGCTTGAAGTCTGACTGAAGAGATTCAAGAGTATTCATTAAAGTATGTCAGATGCGTTTGTTTTTAATCTTTCTGAACCATCCTCTATAGTGATGTTTCTTAATTTACCGTTTTTCTTTCTATTTCTAGATATTATGTTATCAAGCTTTGCGAAATGTAAAGACTGATCGATCTCTGCATGAGAGATCATTTTTTGTTTTGCCATAGTTAGTTAATTAATTTACCAATTTCTAAAAGAAGGTCAGCAGCTTGTTCATCCTTACCAGCTTTCTTTAATTTAGACCATTCTTTCTTTAGTTCTTGAGCATGAACAAAATCATCTACTGATTTTCTTAGAAAAGGTTTCCAAGTATCAAGCTGTTGAGAACCAGGGACTATTTCTTTTTGTGCATTAAATTTAGTTCGTAAATCGTTCTGAGTAATAGGAGCGTTTTTACTTTTAATTCTATTTTTAGGTAATTTATTAAATTGATACCAACTTAAACCTTCTACTTCTTGAAGATAATTAGCAAAATCTGAATAACCAGCTGATCTAAATCTTTTCCATTTTTCTTGAACACTACTTAAAAGTTCATCTTGTAATTTTTTAGGTAATAATTCATATCCCCATTCACTTATTGTAGGATCAATAAATTTTAAATATTCTTCATCAATAGTCGCAGAAGTACCAGTCATTTGTAGAATTTCGTCAGGTATATCCATTCTAGCTCCTCTAGATTTATTACCATGAACTACAATTCTTTCTCTTTTACCTGTTAATTTATTAAAAACTTCTATATTAGGTTCAATTTCTGGAAACATATTAGATGCTCTATTAGCTCCAAATAATTTTTCATATCTCCATACATTTTTAGCACTTCTTATATGTCCTAAATTATAATATGTTGTATTATTAATTTTTCGTATAGCTTTTTTAAGTTCAGCTTTAGATAATTTTATTTCACCTTTTGATATATGTAGTTTTAAATCTTCTATTTGAATTTTTCTTTGTTTTTTATTAAGCTTATATACAGCTTCATCTACTTGTTTTTTAGCAAATTTCTGATAAATTAAAAATTCTCTTGCTTGCTCTGGTGTTCCACCATACTTTAAATTTAATTCTGTAATTAAGTCATAATCTACTTTTTCTACTCGTCTACGCATAGCAGCGTCATAAGGCATTCCTTGTCCTTCTATACCTGGACCTCTAGTAGCTAAATCTAATTCAAAAACAGTGTAATCTCCTGGTTGTTTGCCTTGAGTAATAGGCTGATTTGCTAAAATCTTTCGACGATATTTTTCTGGAGTAGGTGTTCCTAAAGCCTCTACAACTCTAGCATTTCTTCTTATATTTTTTAGTATCTTTTCTCCTAAAATATCAGAACCTCTTTTTAGCACAACAGCTCCAACAGCTCCATATGGACCTGCTACAGAATAACCTGTTTTTGCTGCTTGGAAATCAGTATAGAAATCAAACATATGCTCACTTATAGCTGCTGGATCTTCTGCAATAGATTCACCAAAGTCTATAGCTGTATCGTAGATTTTACCAGGTACTTCAGATATTGGTATACCTGTGTTACCTTCAGCAATACGTTTATTTCTTAGTTTTTGTGCTCGTAATTGTGTTCCTCTTAAATTACTCTTTACAAGAGTTTGAGATTCAGGATTATTTATTATTCTTAATAAGTTATCTTTCAGCTGCTTTCTTTTAGCAGTTATATCCTTCATCCTTTCAAGACGCTCTTCATCAGTTAAATTCCCCTGACCTCTACGATAAGCCTCGATATCTCTATCGAATTCTTTATTTTCTTGAGCGTCTTCAAGTTGTTTCTTTCGGTTGATATCACCGTATATATCATCAGCGTAATGATCAGGCATAGTTACTTCCTCTTAGCACCGCCTCTAGCGCGGTTCTTCTTAGGTATTTCTAGTGTAAGTCTATTACCCTTATGAGATACATCCTTACCACCTTTACCCATAATACCTAGCTTCCTACGTCTACGAGACAACAATTTACGATACTGTCTCTTAGCTGCAGTACTGTTAATCTTCTTCTGCTTCTTCTTTTGTTTAGCATAAGACTTTCTACCTTTCTTAGATTGGTAGTACCTAGAAGTCTTACCTGGGTTCTTAGCCCGTCTTGGAGCCATATAACCTCCGTTGTACTAGTTCAGGATCTACTTTAGGGAGGATTCTATTTAATTTATCCATAGGGCTGCCCTCATAAGCAACGCCTGTTATGTCATTAGTCTTAAGCCAATCACAGGCTGCTTTTAAGTCTTGAGTAGTAGCCTCACCACTACGAACCCGTTTAAGGAATTCGTTAGTGACAAGGTTATGTAACTCATCAAACTTTTCTTCCTTTGCTTTTGCCATTCTTTTTAGCTTTTAGTCTTTTTAAGCGTAGTTTGATAAAATCAGGATCATTTTTAATTCCTGATGGTATATCTTTCCAATCTGAAAGAGGAATATTTAAACCAAACCCTGAATCAGTTAAACTTCTAATATTATTAGCTGCTGCTAACTTTTGCCTATTGGTTTTCTTTTTAACTCTTTTAAAAGGTCTTATATTATTAGAATCAATATGTGGACCTTCTCCATATTTATGATCTCGTGGTCCAGGTACAATTTTATTAGCCATTATATTTTAGGATTAGGTAAGGGACCATACTTGTCTCTTTCTAGGTCAGGTCTTTTATAACGAGGCCAGAAAGGTACTATATTAGTTATTTTCCTTTTCTCCATTCTTCAAAAGTTTTATCACCACCACCAACTCGATAGTTTGTGTACTTTTTCTTTAGTATATATAATCCGACTCCTGGAGTATCTCCTTTATTTTGCTTAGGAGGTGCAGGAGACCATGCTACATTTGTAGTTTTCTTTTTATTTTGAGGAGAGTTTGATACGTTGTTAATTCCAGCTACCATAATATTAAGTTAATAGTTTTTTCTTGACAATTTCTAATGCCTGATCATCTAATTTGTTATCAGTTCTAGCAACATAAGCTGTTAGTAAATCTATTACTAGCTTCTTAACTGAGTCTGATTTCAAGAAGGCGAAAAGGATGGGCTTGATAATTAGGATCATTTCTTAAATGGGATAGATAGGTTTTCTGTTGGATTTTTGAACTTTTCAATTAGTTCTTTACTTTCTTGAAGCTGTTCTATAACTTTACCAGTAGGTGAATTCCTAAACTGATTATACTTATGTGCTCCAAAACCACCAGCAATTACAAGGGCGGCTAATATTGCTAATTTAATCTTCATTGTAATGTATGTTAACGTTTATCAAGTGTACCTCGTTTAGATTTAACTGATTCTTTACCAGGAACCTTTACTTCAGGTTTAACTTCTACTTCTGTTTCTGTGGTGTCTTCTGACACTGATACTTCTGTTTCTGCCATGGTTTAAATTTATCTTTTGGAATTTGTGTACAATTAGTTTCTAAATATTCTTTAACTGCAGCTTCTTTATCTTTTTGATATTTAACTATAGGAACAACATCATTACACATGCTGTAAACACGAGAGTTTTCAGCTAACATGAATCCTTTGCGTTGTAATTCAGCACATTTTAATACTCTAACTAATTCATAGTCAAGTCTTAACTTTTCTTCTTGCCGTGCGGCTATACGTCTACATTGTTCTAAACCTCTACGATCCAAAGGAAACATAAAGTTAATCTGTCCTCCCCAGTTCTCAGCTATTGTATAACTTCTCTGACTCATCTCATCATCATAAGGTACTGTATGATTCCCCATATAGAATGGAGAGAATGTCATAGTAGCACCATTACAGCTAACCCCGCCACCATAATGTTGTCTAGACGGTGCTCCATTATTCTGGAATTGCACCGCCTGATTTGTTACATTACCAGTCGCTGCTGCAACTGGATTAGAGGTATTATTAACTTCTGGATCTGACGCTTTAGCTGGTGCTATTGCGAGAAGACTGACAAGGAGACAGTAGTAGACTCCTGTTCTATAGTTCGATCTATTTCTGTCTTCTCTATTATCTGACTGGCTGCTCTTGACACTACTTCCAGAGTGAAATCTGAACCAGCTGTTGTTATATTGAAGACTGAATCTGAATCTGTTATCCCTCCAGAGCTTGCTGAGGTATGAGTTATATTGTCTCCCGACCATTTGTTTAATGCTGCACCATAAGTTGTGGTGACTATTTCCTCGTCTATATCGATTGTTGTAGTTGTTGTACTGTTCATAGACCCCTGGGTGAAGTTGGGTTGAATCATTTCTGCTCTTACTACCGTGGGTGATGACAGTAGGAAGAGTAAAAGCCATTTTTTCATTCTTCCTTTTTTTTAGCCATAGGACAATTTACTGGACTTTTATTTTTATTATTATTACCAGTGGTCAAGCCGAAAGTTGCAAGTGCTCCAGTAAACACGCTGGCAACAAAGGTTATATCTGAGTTACCAGATTTCTTGACCATAGGTATTTCAACATAATTCATAGTTATTATAAATCCTGACCATACTACAACGCCAAGTCTGACGAATGTTCCGAGGATCTGGATTTGATGTTCTTGATCCTCTGCAGCGTCTTTTAGCTTACCGAGG